GGTGCAGTACCACTTATTATCACGAGTAGAGAATACATGGTCAAACATAACTTTACAAGTCAATAAAGCTAATAAATCACTCGATACAGGTAGTAGATGCTTGTGAACAATGACACTTAAATGTGCACCATGTTTTGTTCTTTTTATTTTTTCGTTATCAATATATGCTATTAAATCTGGCAATATGGAGTTAACACATGCTGAGCCATAAACAGTTGCAGACGCATAAGTTTTATCCTCTAACTTTTTAGTGTCAGATTTTAACTTTTCTAGTCCACCACTTATACATTTACGCTCGAACTCCTGCTGATTTTCAATCTGTTGTTCTGTAAGCATTTGGATAATAGTTTAGTTGTCGTCTTTTACTTGCTCTTGCATTATAGCAATGAGTTCGTCCTTGTGTGGGTGATTATCAACAAGAAGTTTTAACTGTTGATACCTACGATCAAATGTCTTTTTTGTCATTTGGATTATTGAAGTCAATGTTGAGTGGATTTGGAGTCAGGTGATAGACACCTTCATCTGTTGCTAATGTTATGTGTGTATTTCTACCTATTTCTTTTTTAAGTTTCTGTTTTGTATGATACTCAGACTTATACGTGAACTCTTCAATCTTACCTGTGTCCTTGTTTTCTATCCTGACTATACCGAAGTGTGAGCTTGGTAACTGATACCCATAAATCTTCCAATCTTTGAAATCTTCAAATGGCATCTCAGGAAAGTAACTAGCAGGGCATTGCCTGATAGCTTCCCAGTTGTTTGGGTAATACTTGCGTTTCATTTTAAATGTATTTGTGTAACGTCTAATAAACTGTAATCGTGTGCTACTACCCAATCAAGAGCATAGTAAGCTGCATCTTCGTCATCGCCTGCCCAAGTAAACAAGTAAGACTTGTCTTCGGGCTTACCTCTGATGCAGTAGTCAATTTTGTAAATCATGTTAATGGCTACATTGGCGTTGATATTCCATATCATCACCTAATTTGCCTATTTCGTAGTCTTCGCACATATCTCTGTGTGCTTGAGCGTCCTTGCTGAATTCCTCTAGTTTTTCAAATAATTCTTGAGGTGAGTACTTGTACATTGCGTCTTCGCCTAGTAAGACATCGCATACGTTGATAACAAACCAGTGCTT